GTTAACCGTGTCAGCGGCAGCAACCGCACCCGCAGCAGCGAATGGGTTAGCAGCAAGACCATAACGGGTCTTGAAACCAATCTTGGGCTGGAAGGAATTCTCACCAACCGCACGAACCATCTGAAGCGGAACGTATGGGCAGTAGAAGAAACCAGCGTCGTAAGGCGAAGTGCCCTTATAACCAACAACATAGTACTGCGAAGCAGCTACGTTGGCTGAATATGGATCAACATACACCTTGTAACGACCATTCATAACACCAGCAAATGTGGTGGTTGTGTCGTCAACATTTAGGTTATTTGCAAGAGCAGGAGTGTAATCAAGAACACCTGCCATCTGAAGTGCCGAAGCAACATCAGCGGAACAGATGACCATGTTACCCTTGCCACGACGAGTCTGTTGACCAATCGCATTGGCATCACGCTCAATAGCAAACATCAAACCCTTGAACTTCTCAACTGACCAACGACCATTTGAGTCGGTGTCCAGATCAAAGATACCAGCAGTTGTTGTGTTAACCTGGGCACCCTTAACAGCGGTGACATACAGTGAACGAACAACTTCACGGTTGATTTCAGCAAGAATTTCAGAACTAAGAATGTTAGCAAGCTCTGTCTCGGCGTCCAAACCATGAATTGCCTTCAAGTCTTGTGCCAACTCCATTGTGTACTCGGCCTTCAAGGCACGAGATACAGCAGTAACAGTTGACTTCTCAATCGAGAAAGCCATCTGACCAAAAGAGTTGGCGCCACTGTCACCCAACGCCTCAGCCTGAGCAGTTGTCATACCAGTAGCACTTACATAAGTACCAGCAGAAGGACTGTCGTTCAGAACAGCAGGGTTAGTTTCAGTTGAACCAACATCGCCACCACCAATAGTACCGGCGGCGTTTTGGTTAGAAGCACCAGCTTTGCCAGGAAGTGACTCGTCCATAAGAGCCTCGGCACCGTCTTGCGACAGGAACGAAGAACGCATGGCAAAGATCAAACCCGTTGGGCCCGTCATTGGCTGCACACCACATACGTCATACGCAATAAGGTTAGGCATTGCACGACGAACCAATGAGATCAAAATTGGGTCCCATGTATTCATCTGCCCGCCGCCACTGGCGTTGACTGGTGCTGTCTCTTGGAGATAGGAAGCGTCTTCACGCATTGCTTTTTCTTGGTTTTCCAAGATGAGGGTAGTAACTGCCCGCTTGTAAGAATCCTCAATCCTTGGGAGATCGGGGTGTTCTAGGACTGGCTGCCACTTTTCTTGTAGATGTTCTGTTTGAAACATTTGTTTCTCCTTTTAATTTACATCCGTTAATATAATGTTTTATGCACTCGCCTTTTGATTACGACTGATGGCCGACATATACGTTTTCATGGAATCTGTCGTATCAACGTCCTGTGCGGTGCTACCATCTTCATCATCAATAGCTTTATCACTATGGGTGTGAGATTTTGGAAAATAGCTTTCTTTCAGTGTATTAAGTTTTACACGAAAAGAATCCTCATCCCCAAAATCAACATCCTGAGTAAGTGATTTAAACTTTTCAATTTCGGTATCGGCCAAATCCTCAGATACTTCGGAAATGACCTGTTCACGAACTAGAGTTGAGTTAGAAGATGTAAGGTCAACACTCTTTTGAATTGACTCGTTCAACTTCTTTTCTAGCTCGGAAATCTTCTCTGACTGAGCTTCCAGAACGTCATACTTCTCGTCTGGAACGTCAATATAATGGTCTTCAAACAACTGTTTCAATCCAGAAATAAAGTCTTCTGCAATTTCACCCTTCAAACCACGTTCGATTGCCAACTCGTTTTCTTTAGTCCATTCCTCAACAACATAATTGAGATATGTATCTACCTTCTCTGTAACCTCTTCCTTGAAAGACTCCATCTCGGCATCTTTCTCAGATTTAGCGTCTTCCTCAATACGCACGATCTCCGAACGAATCTTAGATTTAACTGCGGCCTCAAAAATTGTTGCGGCCCTCTCTTTAAACTCTTCTGAAAGGTCTTCCCCCTCAACAAGCGCATCAACAGCTTCTTTAACATTGATAGACTTGATTTTCTCTTCGATCTCTGCCTTCTGAACTTCAAGTTTCTTCAACTCTTCTTCAGTTACAGCATTATCAGCTTCAGCAAGTTTAGAAGAATGAGTGGCCAACATCTCTTCAATGTCTGCCTTCTTCATTTTGCCAATCTGCTCTAGAGCCTGAGCTTTAGTCATTTTTTTATTCTCCTTTAGCTCCTCGCCGTCATGGTCGATTTCATCGCCCGCAGCAAGTTTCTGAGGAGTATCTGCTTTACCAGCACTCTTCTGTTGAGCATCGCCACTAATTTGTTTTGCAGATTTCGTAGCAACATCTGTTGGCGAAGACTTTGCATCAGGGTCTACTACAGCAGCACCCCCGTCTTTTGCTTTCTCGCCTTCAACTTTTTCAGCCTTATCAACCCCAGCCACGCCAGGTTTTGGGTCTTTGGCATTGGAGACACTATCTCCAGCATTATCTGAACCCAAGCCAAGGTCTGCGGCCTTGCCTAAAGGTTTCTCTGAGGCTTCTTCAAGTTCTGCAAGAACCTCTGCCTCAAGTTCTTCAATTGTTTGTTCTAAATCGGACATAGGTTTGTCTCCTTACCTTGTGTTATTATATTTATAAATTATAATTTCTTGAGGAATTTAGCAAATTCCAAAGCCTCAATTTTTGCATTTCTTTGACGCTTTTTAACATCAAACTTCTGCCTTAACTCAACAAGTTCCGCTTCTACTAACGCTCCATTGTTCCAAACCCATTCTTTACCTTCCATAATACCTTCTACGAAAGCATTTGGTGCAGAAGGGTCTGCAACAATATCAGCAGCGGTTGCGAGATAAAAATCATCTCTCACATAATTAGCACCATTTTTTTGGTTCAAACTACCCATGCCTCTAGAAGAAACACCCAATTTGCCACCTTCATCAATGATATTTTTAACGATCTCACCCATTGGGGTTCCCATAATTTTTGCTTCACCAATAAAATTCTTACCGTCTGGATATAATTCTGTAACCATATGAGATACTCTCTCAAGGTTAACGGTTGGGCCATCAGGATGACCTAACTCTCCATAAGCACGATTTTCTTTGATAAATTTCTTATTGTATCTGGAAACTTCTTTTTGAAGAACTTCCATAGGATATACCCGGCCATTGCGGTTTTTAATATCTGCTTGCAGAAAAATACCCTTAATTTTATAGTTTTTACCACCACCCTCTTTAGCTTCGGTGATGTACTGTACTTCTTCTACAGCTTCTGAAAATAATTTTACGGTGTTCATATCATTTTTCCTAACTGATATTATCGAAACCAGATACTTTTTTCATTTTTATAATAATAGTACCTGTGCAAGCGCCGTCATTTTCAATATAGATGTCACCAGTAACACCACTACCAGCGTTATTTGGAAGTGAGGGTAAAGACTGGCCACCACCATTGTATGTACCATTACCATTTAGTGTAAGTGCAGTTACATTTGATGTAGCGTCCCATTCAATCTCTGTTACTGAACTAACAGTCCACTGACAAGCAACGATTGATACTCTAGGATTGGTAGCCGCACCGGCAATTTCAGAAACATCTACTACCTTTAATGCGGTTGCGTTTGTTCCTGTAATCGTATGCTTTGTGATAATTTCAAAGTCCGAATCAACTATTGTCTGTGTTGCAATGGCCATTATCCACTCCTAAATTGATAACATTTCTTTTTCAAAATAATTCATCAGGTCTTTTTCCGCCACCTTAAATTTTTTTGAAACATCTTTTATAGTTTTCTCAAAAGTATTTAGGAAATCTGAAGGTTTAGAATCCATAATGTTGAAAATTTGGTCAACAGCGTCCTTCATCTTCGGAGACAATTTCTTATACTGCCGAGATTTTCTATGTTCATCCTTTTCAATAACGGTTGAACTATATACTTCTTCAAGTGTCAGCATCAGTTTCCTCTGGACTAACATTATTTACAAAAGTTTTTGAATAATCTTTTCTTTTAACTTCAAGAGCATCGCCAACTTTTGTAGAAATAGAACTTTTAAAAGCAGCTTCTGCTTCTATATTACTTCCTGATACAATCGAATCTACAAATTCTCTACTCATTGTTTATTTCCTTTCTTCACATTATCTTCTTCATCTTTATCATCTTCTAAACCCAATTCCTTATTGACACGATCAGTAGGGTCCATATAAGGATCAACAGGATTGCCTTCTGAATCAGATGGGTATCTTTGAATACCATCTCCTCCATCTGGAACAACAATTCCACCATCCATTGGGTCTTTTTCAACTTCTTTCTTAATTTGGTCACGCATCTCTTGAATTTCTGCATCAGTCATGCGTAATACTTTCTTCAGCACATATTCTTTACTAAAGAATGTTCCAATATAAGCTTCAACTGTCTGCAATTGATTAAGTCTATTCTCCAAAAGTTCTGCATCTTTAAGTTCTGCAAAATGACCGTCTGCAAGATAATCATATTGAATATGTTCTTGTATTTCAGGCCAATCTTCTGGAGCAATAATACCTTTTAGTAAGAGTTGTGTTTTAAGAATGTCCGTGAACAGTGGAGAAAATTTCTTACGAATTCGTTGTACAAACTTTGTAAACTTTAATTCATCCCTTGTTATTTCTGTTGAACGACCAATACTAAAACCACCTTCAGCTTCCATACGAGAACTTGGGACATTCAATGAACGATACAATTTTGTACGGAAATATTGAATATCATCAATCTCTCCAAGATTAGAACCGCCTGGCAAAGTAGTAATTTCTGTACCTCTACCACCTTCTCTTCGTGGGAGCCAAAAATCTTCTAGCATACTCATATGATTTCGGTCATCACGAATTTCACCAGTATTTGCATCATACACAAGTTTATTGCGATAACGATTCATTACATCTTTGAGATATTGCTCTGCTTTAATCTTTGGAAGATTACCTACATCAATATAAAAGATGCGCCGCTCTGGAGCTCTTGAAATACGATAGATAACAAGCGCATCTTCAATCATACGCAATTGATTGACAGGCTTGATTGCTTTATGTAGATAAGAAAGTACCCGACCACTATTACCATCAATCAAACCAGAAGGAACATAGGTAATAGAATCTTTAGATATCTTTAGACCTTGGCCAACCATACCCATAGAAGACGGAGATACTCCTTTTTCATTATATATAAAATACTCCTCAACTCTTTCAGTCATTGCGATTCCAGTTTTAGAATCAACACCTTTCTTAACTTCTCTGACCTTTTTGATTTTCATCGAATCAATATATCTTAATTCTGTAATTCCTTTTCTTGGATTTTTAGAATCAATAATTTTATGATAATAGATTCTACCATCTACATACCACCGCCGAAAAACATCATGGCCTTTTTGCTCAAAGTTTAAAAGACGTAAAACTTCATCAAATTCTACTCTAATTTTTCTTTTAATTGTATCTGGATAAGGTAAACGATCTAAAGATATTGCGACTGCTTGATCATTTTGATTAGCAACAATACCTTCATTTACGATATCTTCAACGGCTGTATCACACTCTGCCTGTTGAGCAATATCACGATATCTCCGAATTAAATCTAAATCGGTTCGTTCTCTACCATCTGTGTCTAGGACTTGTCCAAAAAAACCACCACCAGCAACATCAATGGTGCCGTCATCAGGACTTGGGGTGGAGAATGTATTTTCCCCACCCGAATCCTTAGCTGATCGTTGTATACTGAATCCAAAAAGTTCGGCCATAATAACTCCTACTGTGTTATACTATTTAGTAGGTTCAAATTAGAAGTTAACCCCAGAAGCTTCAAAGTGTTGATATCTCCAAGTTACTTCAAAGGTTTCAATAGCATCAGAAGCCTCATTTGTAAGTTCAATTGAACTAATTGTTGTAGGCCAAGCACTTCTAAAGATATAACTCTTTAGAATTGTATCATCACGATCCAAATGTTCTACAGTTAGATCAGTCTGATAATCAGCTGGTGCAATAACTCCTGTACCCTCAGCAAGATCATTAATACCATTAGACCATCGTTCCATTGCATTACGGATCATGAAATCTGTATCATTCATAAACGTAGTTGACCAAGTTTCCTCAAAACTCCTATCTCCAGCAATATAAATTTGCCGTCCACGGAAAGGAACTGCAATTTCTGCCAAAGTTTGAGCAGGAAGATTTGATGCAGTTACAAGAAAAGAAGCTCTACGAACATCAAGTCCGATTGCAATGCCCGGAGGCGAAGTAACCGTTACCCGATATTGATTTGCTCGTGCGCCACCACCAATTAAGTTAGCTTTAAAGTCATCTATTGCAGCCATGATTAACCTCCTACCTCACTAAACGATACACCAGTTCTCACTGCTACAAAGTTTAGTGTAATGAAGTTAATCGATCTAGCGGGTTTAATGTAGATGTCTCCAATAAACTCGTTTCTATCAATAACCTCACCTGTGTTATTTGTGCTGTCACATACAACCTTAAAGTCAGAGATACCGCGTCGGCCTTGAACATCTCTCAAGAAAGGTTCTACCAGATTACGGAATTGAGCCCTTGTAAATTCATCGTTGAACTCAAAGAGCATAAACTTAGCAGCAGTTGCGATTGCCTTTTCTAGAACCAAGAACAACCTACGCACGTTAATCCTATCAAACGCGCTGGGTTTTGCAAGAGAAGTCTTATCACCAAAAAGAACCACGCCTTGGCCTGGGAAGTTGACAACAGGATTAACCCTTGCTTGATAAAGAATATCTCTATCTGCCTTTTTAGGATTTAGGGACAATTTAATTGCACCCCGTACATTACCCCGATTATAACCAGCAGGAGAGAACCAAGGATCAGCAACAGCATCTGTATTTGCACAAAGACCAGCAGTATCACCGTTCATTGGAACATAGCGATATACATCATTGTACTTATCATACATGTACTTGTATGTACTGTCAAAAACCATGTAAGATGATGCAGGGCAAAGATCAAATGCTGTCTTTACATTATTGACTGCCCTCTCAGATGTTGCTGCAGATGCTGCAACACCAACTGTTGCAGAGCGATATGGAGAAACAAATCCCACACAATCCTTACGAACTTCAACAAGGTCTGTAATCATTGTTACATGAGTGTCTTGTGCAGCAGCTGTATCAGCAGCACCACCACCTTTACCACCAATTACAAGATTGATGTCATGTAATTCTGTATCAGCAAACTTGTCATATGCAAGTTCCAGTTCACCAGCAGTGACAGCATGATCAGTTGTTCCACCTGTAAGTTCATCAATTGTGATTGGATGCACAACTGTATAAGTAGACGTTGTATCTGTACCCCAGTTTGTACCAGCAGAAATATGATCTGTCCAGTAGATGAAATTTGATTCTCTGAAAATTACGTCTGCGTAATAATTGCTACTACCTTGAGAATCTCTGGCTACTGAACTTTTTGACACATTTGCATAGGTTTCTATAACACTAGAACCTCTCTGACCAGCAACATCAGAATCGTATCCAGTAATATCGCCAGTTGTATCATAAACAACAATGTGCATTTCATCACCAATACCACGGCCATTATCTTTTGACCACTGAGATTGTCCAACGGTATTTGCAAACAAGTCGTGATATTTCCACTTACGTCTGATGTATGAGTTGTCTGGAATAGCGGTTTGCAAACCACCAGCATTTGGATCATCTTTTAGACGAATTGTCAATACATTAGTTGTTGTATTGATAGCTGTTACTTCATATTCATTAAATTCATCAACTGGCACTGTAGCCGAAGTATCTGAAAAGAAAGAAATCATATCTCCTACATTAAATGCATGTCCAGCCTCATCTGCGTTATCAACCGTAATTGTATTAGCGCCAGCCGTTCCAGCACCAGCAACAAGTTGATTTGATGTGTCAAGCACTTGCTCGTATCCTGTTGCAGTAGAACAAATCTGAACACCGATTGAATTGCCCCAAGTACCAGCAGTACGGGCGGCCCACTCACCATGAGAACCTTGTCCTGTGGAGAAGGATGCCTCATAATGATCTTCATCACGAATGAGAATGCCACTATCCGCACCAGCGTTTAAAACTGCTGATTCACAGCGAACAACTTTAATATGATTAGAATATTGCAAGAAATTTGAAGCAGAAAACCAACTTTCAAACTGATTACTTGTAGAAGTTGGTTTACCGAAAAT